GTGCTCGTAAGCGCCAGAGAAATCTGGTCGCCAAGCACGCCCACAGCTACAACAAATCCAGCGTTCACCGTGATCGATCGCGACCACAACGCAAACAGAAACACCCCGCAATAGATCTATCAGAAGCCCTAGAATAGCCGTCACTGAACGATTGAGCCCTAGCGCCGCTGACCACTAGGCAAAAGAAAACCCCACCGTAGTGGGGCTCTCGTGCGTTACTAGCGCCTAGTTATGCTGGGGCGCCTATCTGTACAGTGTAACACGATTGCCGGCAGCCGTGTCGCGTTACTGGCCCGTGTATGAATTTGAACACTGGCCGCACTGGCGGCTCTGGGTCGTATTGTGGCAGCAGTACCTTAACCTGTACGCGCTGGCCACGGTATGTGGTGTGGTAATTGTCGATTACTAGACTACCGGCAATATTGTTCATGTTACACGCTCCAAATTGATTGATTGAATAGGTGCATTAGCGGCAAACACGGCGCGAGCGAATCCCGCCGGCGTGGCACTGCGAAAATTCTTACGGTCTGGACCGGGTGCGGCTTTATGGATGCGGTCGTCGGGCTGGCAATCTGAATCACAGTCTGCCGCCGGCATATTGAAACCGCCGCCGGTCCACAAACATGTTTTTTTCGTATAACAGTCTGCCGGCTCTAAACCGCTGTACTGCCACGGGTGGTAGCTAAAATCCGGCTTACGCCAGTAGGTACTGATAGTGCTAACTGGATTTTCTATATAGTAGGGCACGGGTGGATATTCGCCGTCGGTCTGGAAAAACTCGCAAAAGTCCGCCGCTGTCGCGAACATGTGAACGCTATCAGCTAGCGCGCGCAAACCTTTACCTTTAAACCAGCGAGCGCCAGATACTGCTAGCGAATCGCATGGGGGATAACACGAAATGAACGCTACGCGCTCAGCTACTGCGCGCAGCGAATCTAGGTTATTAGAGCGCCCGTTTATAACGCGCTCAATTTCCAGCAGTATGTTAGCCGGCTCGATATCTAGTAGATCTAGATTGATTTTCCATATACCGTCGGACAGATGGTACTGCCCGTCGAACACTGGATGCTGGTTATCAAAAGTTACGCAGTAATAACCAGCGTCGCGCCACGGCTTCAGTGATTCGCCGGTTTTGTCGAATAGTGAGATTACAATATCTCTTTTCATGTTAGGCTCTCCGATAATGATTTCTTCATGGTGCCGTGAGCCCTAAACCCGATGATATAGGGGCGTTCACTGGCGCATAATTTACAGTCTACACATTGGATATTGGCAGACTCAGCTGGACACGCTACGATTTTGCGACCCACTGGGGTGTACGATACTTTAGGGGCGTCGATCGGTAGAACTACAGTAACGGGAAACCCGGTATCGAATTTTCTATCAGCGTCGACGACGCTATCAGCGCTCAGATTCTGAATAAAACCGCGTGCGCGACCCGCTTTCCATACTGCTAGATTGTGCTCGCTGGGCTCGTGGTGGGTGTAATCAATATGCGGGTTTGTGCCGGTACACTCTACTTTATATAGATAGTCCGATTCGATCACGGCACCGTTAACGTGCGGGTCGTCGCCAGCAAATTTATGCCGTATTAGTCGTTTACGTGGTACTGAGCGTAGATTGTCCAGCGTAGCGCGATAATTGCCACCACGTTTACCGCTGGAAACCATGGACCAATGCATACCGATCGGTCCATGTTTCGCGTAGCATGGTCCGCGTCTAGGTTTGCCGGCAGCGTCTAGTTCTATTGTGCCGGCAGCGTCGCGTCTAAATTTTAGTGCGCAGCTGTCCGGACAGCTGTCATCAGATATAGTAGTTCCAGCTACCGGACCCGTTTTTGCATTGCTGGACTGTGCTGTGAAATGAGCATTAGTGGTCATTATTTGATCCTCAAAAATGGTATTACCACAGCGATCAAGATTATCCACAATATATAGATTGTCAGCGGTATAGCTACCGTCAACGCTAATATCTGCAATAGTGTTTCCAGCATAGTAGTGTCTCGATTAGTGGGTGAAACCAGAATATAAGGTATATGCTAGCGCGACGCAAGCGGTATTTTGCGCACACTATTCTTTAGGCGGACCCGCTAGCTGGCCAGCTGGCAGCCCTAGAAGAAGAGCGCGCACGCGTGACGCTGGCCATTGATGTTCCATGCGCACACGCACACGCCACGCTGGCGGTTCGCTGGTTCGTGGTCGATCGATCGGGTCGCGTGGTTCAGTAGTTCAGAACCAGTAAACCATATAACCAGCATGCTTTTTGCTGTGGTTATAGTTCGCATAATAGATATTATGTAAAGTAGGCTAGATTCTATCCCTATTCTGCCCCATTCTAGACCCCTACCCGATCCGCTGCCCTTCCCTCTTCAGTCCAGAGCAGGGCGGGCCTGGGTGCCCTGGCGCCCCCCTTTTGATTTTTATATTATTATTATATTGTACCCACTCAGCGGAGGGTAATTCCACTAACATAAGAATGCGCTAATATGGCAGAAAGAAAGAAGTTAAAGCATGGATTGCTCGAAGATGCCCTTGGAGTTGGAGAGGTTGGGTTACAGTTGGGCGGTGGTTTATTGGGGATGTTAATGCAAGCCCCCGGAGCAATTTATGACACGCTGTTAGGTAGGGGCAGTGAGGAGCAGAGGGAAAAATATCCCGGCCTGGAAGAGAGGGAACAGACCGATCTAGTAAAGGATGCGGTAGATTTCCTTACTTATACCCCCAGAACAGAAGCTGGACAAGATTACTCACAAACGGTGGGCAAGGTTGGCGGGGCTATAGATAAGGGTATGAGGTATATATCTGGGGCTATCCCCAAAGCGCTTGATTTTGTTCCGGGTGAGCATCCTTATGCGTCTAATCTTCTGGATCAGACTCTATATGGCGCTATGTCCTTTTTGCCACCAACTAGACTCGTAAGGGGGGCGAAATCTGCGGCAAAGGCTGGCGCGGGCACTGTAGCCGGAGACATGTATCTTGGTAGGCTGCAAAGGGCCGGGGGGTCAGGATTGGACATCCCGTGGTACGGGGGTGGAAAATACGCCCAAATAGGCATGATGCCTGTTGAGGTTGCTGGTTCCAAACTTAGAAATTTCTTCAGTCCTAAAAGTGCTTACCTCTCTGAAACTTACGGGTTAAACCCCCTGACCGCCAAAGAGTTAAAAAGGCTCGAATCAGTGATGGATTCCGAAAAGCTCTCATCAGCCAAACATTTAGAGTCATATAATCTACACTTAGAGCCAAGAACACAACACTACCAAGGCTTGGAAATGACTCCTGAATTTGCTGCTAGGTTAGAAACCAAGAAAAAACCAGCATCTTTTTATTTGAATAAGGGGATGACAAGACAAAGTGCCAAAAGGTTAGCTAATAAAGATCTAAAGAAGAAGGGCACAGAAACCGGGGAAATTTGGAAATCTAAGACAGATGCGGATGCAGTAATTTCAACTGCGTGGAATGAATATTTCAATGAAATAGCCAAGATAATGGCGACTGAGAGAACATACAATCCCGGTAGTGCTAGATTAGCAAGGCTTGAAGAGGGTTTAGTACAGCATATATTACCCACCTCTAAAAACGCCACATTCAAAGAGGTGATGGCTAACCCCGGTATAATAAGGGATGTTGTTGGTGGGGGCATTTTAGACGAAGCTCTTATGCACGTTATTCCGTTTATCGGCAAACACCTTGACGTAAAGGGTAAGAATGTAAACTGGGTGACAAAACCATTAGAAGGTGGTGCTGGAGCTGGCGTAAAGGATGCGGCAATAGGTAGTCGAAAGAGTGCATCAGGGATACAACAAAACGCATATTCATCTATGCACGAAATATGGGGTGAGCTAAATAAGTCAGGAATTCCTGTTACGAAAGATTCAATACTAGCAAAGGCTGCTGAATTAAACGCTATGAAAAAAGCGGCGGGTGACGGTGGAAAGTTTGGATTCCATGACATTGATTCGCTAAGAAAAAACATCCTTGAGCAAGATGGTTTTATAAGTTTTGGGACATCCTCTCTAACCCCGGATAGATTGCTGGCCACAATGAACCACAGGTTTGTGTTAGACCCGCAAACCGGAACGGGGATGCTGCTTAATTATGACCACTATAAGTTGGGTGGAAACGTGGTTCTTGATAAGATTGCTGACATAGGGGCCAAAAATAGGTTTGTTGTTCTTGATACAGTTAATTTCAGTATGAAGAAAGGATCGCCTAAGTCTCTTGTTATGGAGCCGCAACCAGTAGGAAGGTTATTGCCTGAGTTGGGAGAGGGTGTTTCTAAGAGAGGGGTTATAAGAGAAGCTGTATCCGAGAAGCTGGGTGACAAACCACCCACGCCTTTCCGGGTGCGGCATGGTCTTGAAACCGCTTATGCGCCAGTAACGCAGGGCTTACTTTCCCAAAAACAACGAAAACGAAAAGAACAAGGACTATTAGGACCATATTAATGCGAACTGAAATGCAGGAAACCTTTATCGAGCAGTATTGCCTAACAGGCAGTGCCGCCAAAGCTGCGGCCACCGCTGGTTACTCCTCGCCTAAACAGCGTGGTTACGAGTTGAAGAACAAGTTCGCAGCAGAGATCGAGCAGCGTCAGAAGCGCATGTTGCAGGATTGCGTGCCCGGTGCTATAGCACAGTTGCAGAGCCTAGCACAGAGCGCAGAGAGCGAATCAGTGCGCCTGGGGGCAGTTAAAGATGTGCTGGACAGGGCTGGGCTGAAACCAACTGAGCGCATCCAACAGGAGATATCCCACGTAGAGCAAGCCTCCACCGATGAGCTACAGAGGGAGCTAGAGGCTCTTATGGGTACATCCGATCCAACTGTGGTACCTGATTTGGTGAACTGATGCCGATACAAAGATGCACGCTACCGTCTGGAAAGAAAGGATACAAATGGGGGACGAAAGGAAAATGCTATGCAAGTAGAGCCGGTGCCGAGCGTCAAGCGGCGGCCATTGGCCACGCGAAGCGAACTAGAGCAAGCGGTAGAGGTCGCTAGAGAGCTACGACAGCGCGAGCGGTTTAACAAGCTCGATTTCTACGATCCTTACCCGTACCAGCAAAGATTTCACGACACAGGTGTAGACGCCAATCAGCGGTTGCTGATGGCAGCAAACAGAATTGGAAAATCCTACTGCGGCGCAGCGGAGATGTCCTACCATGTTACTGGGTTGTACCCAGACTGGTGGAATGGGCGTAGATACAGGCAGCCTATAGTTGCGTGGGCAGGAGGAGTTTCTAACGAAACTACCCGTGATATTGTACAACATGAGTTATTGGGTTCCCCAGATGACCCGGACGCCTTTGGTTCTGGTGCTATACCAAAAAATCTAATAATTAAAACCGAACGCAAGCCCGGTGTTCCTAACGCCAAATCGGTCGCCCTAATCAGGCACGTTAGCGGCGGGAACTCTTCTTTATTCTTCAAAGCCTACGAGATGGGCGTGGAAAAGTGGCAGGGCCGCAGTGTTGATTGCGTGTGGCTGGACGAGGAGCCAGGCAGAGACATCTATTCTCAGAGCGTAACAAGAACGCTCGATCGGCGTGGCATGGTCTACATGACGTTTACGCCAGAGCGGGGGATGACCGAAACTGTAGCCTCGTTTATTAACAGTATAAAGCCCGGTCAGGCGCTTGTTAATGCCACCTGGGATGACGCCTCACAGGCGATTATGTCTATGCGTGGTCAGCGTGGACACCTGCATGAGTCTATCATGGAGCAGATCCTGAGCAGCTACAGCCCGCATGAGCGGGAGATGCGACGCTATGGTCGGCCCTCCATTGGCAGTGGTCTGGTTTTCCCCGTGATGGAGGAGAAGCTGATCACCGACCCTGTTGAGCTAAAGGAACATTGGCCGCGGATCTGCGGTATTGACTTTGGATTTGATCACCCCACTGCGTGCGTGTGGCTTGCCCACGACACAGAAGAGGATGTGGTGTACGTGTACGACTGTTACCGACAGTCTAAAGCGTCACCAGCGGTTCATGCTGCTATTATTAAAACACGACCGTCCTTTGTTCCCATAGCATGGCCACATGATGGCAACCGCCGAGACAGCATGGGCAACCCCGGTCTGGCCGAACAATACCGGCAGCACGGGTGTAACTTTCTGCCTTTTCATTTTGAAAACCCACCCGCGTTGGGCGAGAAGAAAGGCGGCAACTCTATTGAGGAGGGCATCATGGCTCTTCTACAAAGGATGGAATCCGACAGGTTCAAAGTGTTTGCAACGCTGGGAGACTGGTGGGAAGAGTTCAGGATGTATCACAGAAAAGAGGGAAAAATCGTTCCCATCCGCGATGACCTCATGGCAGCTACTCGATACGCCGCCATGTCGTTGCGGTTCGCCGTGTCTGGATCTGATCCAGCATGGACCAAGGAAGTGGAATATAGAAATTATGGAATCATTTAATGGCTGAAAAACTAACTGAAGAAGAACTGGTAACAAGGATACGGGGAGAAATCACCGAGTCCCTTGGGTATATGGGTGACACCATATCTCATCAGCGAGAGCAGGCAATGCAGTATTACTACGGCCAACCCTTTGGCAACGAGGTGGAAGGACGCAGCCAGTTCGTAGACTCCACGGTGCAAGATACAATTGAATGGATCAAGCCGTCGCTTATGCGCGTGTTTGCATCAGGGGACCAAATGGTTAAGTTCAGTCCTCACGGTCCAGAAGACGTAAAGATGGCTGAACAGGCTACAGATTACGTTAATTACGTTTTTACAAAAGACAATCCGGGCTGGGAGATCTTGTATTCGTGGTTCACGGATGCGCTCCTATCAAAGAACGGCATTGTCAAAGTGTGGTGGGATGAGTACGAGGAATGGAACAGAGAGGAGTATAACGGCCTAAACGAGATGGAGTTTGAGGCGCTACTGTCTGACCCTAGTGTAGAGGTCATGGAACACACAGAGTATGAGGATGAGCAGTACGCCTCTGCCCAGGTTGAGCAAACCCCTGCTGGCGTGGGCGAACAGATGCAGGCGGCCACCGCCATGCTGCATGATGTTGTCATTCAACGAAAGGATTACGGCGGCAAAGTAAAGATAGAGAATGTCCCCCCGTCTGAGTTCCTAATCGCCAGAGAATCTAAAACCATACAGGACGCTAGGTTTGTTTGTCACCGGGTCTTGAAAACCCTGTCTGAGCTGCGCGAGATGTATCCAGATAAAGACCTAGATGTCGAGGATCTCACGGGTGGTGGTGAGGATATGGCCGACTTTTCTGGTGAGCGTCTTGAACGATTTGCATTTGATAAGTCCGCCACGTACTGGGAGGGTTGGGGTGACGCCACCTACGGTGAGGATGGGTTGCGTACCTATTGGTTGCATGAAAGTTTTCTGCGTACAGATTTCGACGGAGATGGTATCACGGAGCTGCGTAAAGTATGCACCGTGGGAGACACGGTTCTCGCCAACGAAGAAATAGATTCCATCCCGTTTGTTTCCATTACTCCGATAAAGATTCCCCACAAGTTCTTTGGTTTGTCCATTGCTGATCTCGTTATGGATCTTCAGTTGATGAAGAGTACCCTGATGCGAAACCTCATGGACAATATGTACAACCAGAACTTTGGGCGATTTGCAGTTCTAGAGGGGCAGGCAAACCTAGATGATCTCCTGACCCAACGGCCGGGAGGTGTTGTCCGGGTTAAATCCCCCAATGCCGTAACGCCCCTCGCTACCCCCGCCCTGCAACCCTACTCGTTCCAGATGCTTGAGTATCTAGATGGGGTGAGGGAGTCAAGAGCTGGGGTTAGTCGTATGTCTCAGGGGATGAATGAGAACGCCCTAACCAGCCATACCACAGCTACTGCGGTCAACGCGGTGATGTCGGCGGCTCAGAGCAGGGTTGAGCTGGTTGCCCGAAACTTTGCGGAAACGGGCGTCAAAGATTTAATGATAAGGATATATGAGCTATTACATAAAAACCAAGACAAGAAAAGAGTTGTTATGTTGCGTAATGAGTGGGTTCCGGTACGCCCTGATGTATGGCGGGATAAGTATGATTGCACTGTGTCTGTTGCTCTAGGTAGCGGCAATAAAGACCAGCAGATGATGCACCTCAGCCAGATGATACAGTTTGCCAGCGAAGCAATGAAAGGTGGGCTGCCGATCGTTAACGCACAGAATATGTACAATCTTGGTGCCACGCTTGTAAAGGCAATGGGGTTTCAGAATGTTGATGATTACCTGACCAACCCCGCTATGGCCCCGCCACAACAGTCCAAGGGCCCATCACCTGAACAACAGATAGCGCAGCAGGAGCTGCAACTGAAACAGAAAGAGCTGGAGATTAAAGCGGCAGACGTACAGATTAAAGCCCAGAAGATCCAGCAGGAAGCACAGAAAAACGCAGTTGACGCGCAGCTTAAAGTAGAGGAACTAAAGCTGGAACGTGAACAGAACCGCGCCGTAGCAATAGGAGACACATGAGTATAGAACTAAGGGAAGAAAAAGCGAACCGCATTCTAACCGACCCGTTGTACCAAGAAGCATTTGACGTACTAAAAGAAGATTTAATGAACCGCTGGCAACACAGCGGCTCGACAGAGTTGGAAGCCAGAGAATCAATCTGGCTTGCGATGCGATTGCTCGAAAGGATTCATGGTCATTTCAAATCCATATTAGAAACTGGACAAATGGCTAAGGTACTGGAGAAGCAACACCCATTCATCTGATAAGAGGAACATGACATGGCGGATACGCAAAACGCCCCGCAGCAGCAACCGGCTGGATTACGGCCAATACCCGCGCTAGATGGAAGTATAAACGAGGCGCAAGAAGCACTTCTAAGTTTACTGGACCCTCAAGACGAGGAAAAGCTGGAAACAGAGGAAGCACAACCTACCGAAGAAGAAGAGTCTACCGAGGAAACTCAAGACGAATCATTGGAAGAGGAGCAGCCCGATGAGGAAGAAGAAGAGGGCGAAGAGCCTGATGAGGATGAGGAAACCGACGAGGATGCGGAAACTGAAGAGTCCGATGAGGTCACACTTTATACTGTAAAGGTAAACGGTGAGGACACAGAGGTATCTGAAGATGAGCTGATACGCGGTTATTCCCGCCACTCAGACTACACCAAAAAGACGCAAGAGTTAGCAGAGGATCGAAGAAATGCTGAGGCCGCTCAGGCTCAGTATCAAGCTGAAATATCCGCGCTGCAACAGGAGCGTCAGCAATACGCAGAAGCATTATCACAAGTGATTCAAAGCTCCATGGCTGGTTTGGATCAGTACAGTAATATAGATTGGGACACTCTCAAGACTGATGACCCCATAGAGTATATTACCAAACGCGACGAGTACCGAGAGATACAAGAGCGTGTACGACAAAACCAGTACCAGGTTCAGCAAGTTCAGCAGCAGCAAGAAGCTGAAATGCAAGAGGTTAAGAAGCGTGTGTTGAGGGAGGAGCATGGAAAACTGGTAGCGGCGGTGCCCGAATGGGCCGAACCGGCGAGCCAGAAGAAACTTGCTACAGACCTGAGAGCATATGCTATTAACCAAGGGTACTCAACAGAGGAAATCGGTGGTCTTGTAGATCACAGATCCCTCATTGTTCTTATGAAAGCGCAGAAGTATGACGCGCTACAAAAGGCTGATGTTAGGGCCAAGAAAGTAAAGAACAAGCCAAAGGTTGTGAGAGCTGGCACAGGAACAAAGAAATCACAAGAGGGAAAATCTCAGCGTAAAGCCCAAATGAAGCGTCTCCAGGGTACAGGGCATCTTGATGATGCTACTGCACTCCTAGAGGATTTTATAGACATTTAACTAAGGAGGGAAAACGCTATGGGCGTTCCGTCAGACACAAGGGAAACCTATGGTGCTATAGGCATCAGGGAAGACCTAAGTAATATAATTTACAACATAAGTCCAATGGATACTCCGTTTTTGAACGGTGTTGGACGGGGTTCGTGCGATAACACGACCTTTGAGTGGCAAACTGATACTTTGAGCGATACGGCAAATAACAGACAGGCAGAAGGTAACGACTATTCTTCTACTGCTGCTACGGAGCCAAGACGTTTGACTAACTTCACACAAATCTCCGCAACGCAAGTCCAGAGTTCTGGAACTGCTGAAGCGGTGGATTTTGCTGGTAGAAAGTCAACTCAGGCTTATCAATTGGCCAAACGCGCTAAAGAACTAAAGCGCAATATGGAGACAATGCTTTTAGATGACACTCTAAAATCTATTGCCTCGTCTGGTTCTGCTAGGGCAACTGCTTCTGTTGGTGCTTGGATGGGCGGGCCTATTTTACTGCAAACGCCCGTTCTGGATGGAACCCAAGCTACAGTTGTTGGGTTGCAGAATCTTGGAGCAGGCTCTGTCGGCCCAGATGGCACAACTGCCCCAACGGCTGTCGCAGGTTCAACTACTGCGATTACGCTTGATGGGATAAACGAAACTGTATCTCGTATCTGGGATAAAGGCGGAACACCTGATGTTCTTATGTGTGATGGCCCCACTAAACAGACGATCAGTTCATCTGGTGTTGGTGGTAGTGTGGTTGCTGACCCTGTCGGGAACAACTCAGGCAGTAAAGCCGTTACTGCTGTAAACGCAGTGGATGTTCTAGTTACTGACTTTGGTACATTTAAGATTGTTCCTAACCGTTTCTCAGTTGCTACGACCGCATATTTCTTTGACTACGATCTGTGGTCTATTGATTACTTGCGTCCTTTCCGAACGGAAACTCTTGCGAAATCTGGTGACAGTGTAAAGCAGCT